CATGGTCTCCAGCCGCCTTCCACGCCAGTGGATCGCTTAGTAGCGTTCTTGTTGTCCAAAAGACTTGGACACAGTGAACATATCACATGTTCGTTCGCAACTAGACAGACCGAGTTGCTCAGTTAGATCGTAATTCTTCTCTACAAAGGGTAAGAATCGATCATCGGGTAAATCCATTGCCTTAACAAGTTTTCCTCTGTTATAGAAATCTTTAACAGGTTTAACATTCTTGATCCTTTTCCATATTGTACCTAGCTCTTTGTTTGTCATAAAGATCTTGGTGGCTGATGGTTGAGAGTAAAAATCATTTGTAGTCAGCGGAAATCCGTTGGGATGATAGTAGAGAGTTTCTCCATTTATGGTCTTTTTCTTACCATAGTTTCTTAAAAGAAACGCGAGATATACTTTCCTATCCTTCCTTGTCGTCTTTCCAAATGAGAATCCTAGACCACCGTGAGAACGGGGGACTGAAAGGCTTTGTGGAGTCTTCTTGAGTTGTGTCCTAGTGTGCTTATTAATCAAAATCTTTGATTTATTAAAGCACTTAAGACTGTCACCCAAGGAATAAACATTTGAATCAGGTCGAATCAAGTTAAAATTTAAGTATGGTACATGTACCTTACCAATAATTAACTGTGAATTCACAGTTCCAAACTCATCACTCACAAAGTTCTTACCTTTGGATTTCTCAAATCCAACTAACTTATGATTACACTCCCAATTCTTAAGAGTTTTCTCATTGGTGACTGCTAGAAAGTCGTCACCATTTATAAGAAAATTCTTAAAACCACTCTTCTTTGCAACCCAATAGTTAATCAGGCACAATAAGGGAAATGATAATCTCCAACCCATGAGTTGTCCACGATTGGTCTTAGTATTAATTCCATCATAAATGACGGAAGAATTTAGACCCATCCTAGCATATTCTCTAGTTGGTTCATGTTTCACCTGTGTTAAGATTCCCTCCAGAAGGGAACTTGTCGCATTACGGTATATACAATCGGTAGAAGCCGTATAGTCTCCAGAAAGGTAAGTCCCGGATGGCCAATTTTTAATTAGCTCATCTAGGTTCTTTCCTTTTGTCAAGCCGAAACAGTGGGGATCCAGAATTTGCAATGCACTTAGCATGCTCTTCTGAAGACCCTCCATACATGCATGTGAGCCAGGACCTTTAGTAATCACTCTTACTTTGAGTGGTTCCTTAAGTCCAATTGGTTCACATACGTATGGTTCCGGATGTAATGGAAAACCAAAACTCCTATTATGGTCATACTCAAACTGTTTATGCCTAATAGTTTCGCCACCTTTCCAAATCTGGGTCCAAGGTCCAGTTACCATATATCTATTAAAGATATGTGCTAAAATCGACTCCTTGGATCCTCGTTGGCGTAAAAAATGTCTTCTTCTCTCAACCAGAGAATAGTCAACGACATCGTACTCGTATATATTGTCATTTCGATTTAGAATTTCGATATGAGAATGGAAGCGTCTAATTAACGCTTCATAAGAGTAATATGTCTTCGAACTTGTTCCAGCTTGGAAGAAGTCATTACTACGTGGATCGTGGTTACTATTAAGAATAATGATTTTCGATGAGAACCTCATTCCCTTGTCCTTTAAATCGGCCATAGGAAG